GGCATATCCCCGGCTTGTCACTCAACGGGATAACCGGGCTTTCGGCGGTCGGTTACAACCGCGAGACGCTTGGCTTGACCGTAGCAACCAATCAGTTCGGCGGCGCGTTTTTCGGTAACGGTGCATGGGCTGGCGGGTTTTTCTCACGCCCACCCGAAGCGCCGCCGCTATCGTCGGACGCTGGAAACAAGTTTCTCGCAGAGGTCAACGAGAAGTTTCGCGGAGCGGAAAAAGCGTTCGGGTTCGGTTTGCTTCGTGAAGGCACGGAGTTCAAACAGATCGACATCCCGATGGAAGACGCGATGTTCTTGACCACCCGCAAGTTCCAGCGGGTGGAAATCTGCGGCATGTTCGACGTGCCGCCGACGATGATCCAGGATTACGAGCACAGCAACTACAAGAACAGCGAACAGGCGGCGCTTGACTTCCAGCAGATGGGGCTGCTACCGCGAATCGTGCGGCTGGAGATGGCCGCCCGGCGCCGGTTCTTCCGTGGCACAAAGCTGCAACTCAAGTTCAATCTGGCCGGGTTCGTTCGGGCCGACTTCAAGACGCGACTCGAAGGTTACGCGATAGGCCGAAACTGGGGGATGTATTCCGCAAACGACTGCCGGGCGATGGAAGACCTGAATCCAATCGAAGGCGGCGACGAATACTTGACGCCGCTAAACATGACTCCACTTGGCCAGCCGCGTCCGACCACCCGCGACAGCGAGGAGGCCCGCATTACAGTGTCGCCTACCGTCACACTCGGCCCGTCCATCGAACACGCTGCCGACCTGATAATGATCCGGCAATGCAAGGCGCTGGCATCGGCGGTCGAGCGATACGCCCCCGACAAGGCCGACGGCTTTGTGGGCTGGGCAGAGAAGTTCTTTGCCTCACATCGCAAGGTGGTTGTCGGCGAACTGACGCCGCTCTACCGGGCGTGCGGGATCGACGAACCGGCGGACAAGTTGGCCGACGAACTTTGTGCCGACTGGCAGCTACTAACCACAACGGCCGGGCTCGAAGGCGCGGCCGCACTTAACGACGAATGGGAAGCGACCGGAGCCGCCGCGCTGGTTTCGCGGTTGCGTGAAAACCTTGGAGGGTCAGAATGACACCCGAACTGGCGAAACTGATACGCGGCGGAATCTGGAGTATGGAACCCCAGGCGTGGCAAGACTGGCTGGTGCGCGTGCAGGACCGCGAGGAAGCCCCTGAGCCGCCCGAATTGGCTGAACAGTGCTTCGTGCCGGGCGACCTGCCAGTGGCCAAGCTGGAGGGTGTGGCAACCGTTGCCGGCAAGGTGGCGGTGGTGCCTATCTCGGGCGTCATCGGTAAGGATTTCTCGTACTGGGTGGACGTTTCGGCGGAAGCCTTGTCAGCCCTGGTTGCCCGGCTCATGGCCGACCCAGATATCGGCGCTATCGTTTTTGATATCGACTCACCCGGTGGCTATGTGTTCGGTGTGCCCGAGCTTTCGGCCGAGTTGCGTGGATGGCGTGGAATCAAGCCGATGTATTCGGTAGCCTCGGGCATGATGGCTTCGGCAGCCTACTGGCTCGGTTCGGCGACGGACAAGGTGCTTGTCTCGCCGTCCAGCCTGACCGGTTCCATTGGCGTTTGGTGCGCTCACATCGACGTGAGCAAGGCGATGGAGGAGATCGGCTACAAGGTGACGCTTATCTCGGCTGGCAAGTACAAGGTCGAGGGCAACCCCTACGAGCCGCTTTCGGAAGAGGCGCACGAGGCGATGCTAACCGAGGTGCAGTCATACTACGATCAATTTGTTGCCGACGTTGCCAAGCAACGCAACCGGCGCGAAACCACGGTTCGCAGCGGGTTCGGCGAGGGGCGCGTGCTGCCCGCCGACCGCGCGGTTGACGAACATCTAGCAGACGGGGTGGCCACACTACAACAGGTGGTCGGCTCCCTGCTCCCCAAAAAGACAAGCGGCCGTTCTGCCAGCGCAAGGGCCAGGCTGGCAATAGAACAGGCTTACTAAGCCGGGCTGCACATTGCGGCGGCGCCACGACCGGCGGCGAAGTTCCACCGGCAGCGCGACGCCCTCTTAATACCACGGCGGCGAAGTTTCGCCGTGTCTACCGGTTTCTGGCCGTCAATCTGAAACCAATACGCGCCGATTCTGCGCGGCGCGTGCATTCCGAAAAGGAACGCAATGAACGAGATCGAAAAGCTCCGCAAGGAGCGGGAAGAGGCTCTTGCCGACGCCAAGGCGATTGCCGCCAAGGCGAAGGAAGAGGACCGCGAACTGACGGACGAGGAGGTGGCTGAAGTCGAGCAACTGACCGCCAAGGCGGCCGAATTGCGGGACAAGATCACCGAAGCGGAAGAGGCCGAGCGCAAGCGACAGGCCGCATTGGTCGCACTGGCCGAGGAAGACGATCAGGTGCAAGAGCCTATCGCCAAGGTACGACTCAACGCCGACAAGGCGACGATCAAGAGCGGCGAGGCGTCGGAGAAGTTTGCGGACTTCGGCGATTACCTCCACGCTGTCAGGCAGGCGGCCACGGAAAGCAATTCGCACGGCATCTTGGAGCGGAAGCTGCAAGCCGCCAGCGGACTGAACACCGTTGTGGATAGCGAGGGCGGCTTCTTGATTGCCCCGCAATTCAGCAACGAGATTCTTCGCAAGATGTTCGAGGGCGGCGACATCCTGTCCCGCGTCCGTCGCATCCCGTTGACCGGTAACACGATCAACATTCCCTACGTCAACGAGTCGAGCCGCGCCGACGGTTCGCGATGGGGTGGTGTTCGTGGTTACTGGCGAGAGGAAGCGGGCGACGTGACCGCGACTAAGCCGGACTTCGGGCAGCTCGAGTTGAAGCTCAAGTCGGCGATGTGCGTCGGTTATGTGACCGGCGAGCAGATGCAGGACTACGCTGCAACGGGCAGCCTGTTGCAGCAGGCGTTCGAGGAGGAGCTGACGTTCATCGTCGAAAACTCCATCTTCGCCGGCAACGGTGCGGGTAAGCCGCTCGGCGTGCTGAGTGCCCCGTGCGTGGTCCAGGTGACCAAGGAAACCAACCAGACGGCCGATACCCTCTGGGGTCCGAACGTCGTCAAGATGTGGAGCCGCTGCCCGTCTCGCAACCGCAAAAACGCGGTGTGGGTTGTCGAGCAGAGCGTTGAGCCGTATATGTGGGGCCTCACTCTTGAGGGCCGCTACGGTTCGGCGAGCACGGCCGTCGAGGGCGTGCCGCTGTACATCCCGGTTGGCACGGCGATGAACCAGGGCCAGTACCCGCTTCTGTGCGGTCGCCCGGTGATCTACTCCGAGCACGCAAGCGCGGTCGGCACCGCCGGCGACATCATGCTCGCCGACTTCTCGCAGTATCTGCTGGCCACCAAGGGCGGCGTTAAGGCGGATTCGTCGATCCACGTGCGATTCCTCTACGACGAACAGACGTTCCGCACTTCGTATCGTGTGGACGGTGCGCCGTGGTGGTCGAGTGCTTTGACTCCGAAGAGCGGCGGCGACACGCTGTCTCCGTTCGTGAAACTCCAGTCTCGCGACTAGGCAAGACTTGTGCCCGGCAGCACCGCGCCGCCGGGCTTCTCTCAACAATCCCTCTCCATAATAGGAGTTCCATAATGGGAATCACTTTTCCCGAACAGTGCAAGGTAGTCAAGCTCTACCACGGTGCTGCCAATGCTGTTGCCTCGGACGTTGTGTCCTGCAAGAACGCTCACAAGGTCACGATTGTCGCGTTCCATAGCGGGGCGGCCGACACGGACCTTGTACTGTCGCTGGCCGAGCATACGGCGGTTGGCGAAAGCGCGGTTGCCATCACGGCAACCTTTCCGATTTGGGTCGATGCCGATGTTGGCACCACCAGCGACGCGCTTGTCCGCCAGACGGATGCGGCCAATTACACCATCGACACGGGCGACTCGCCTAACCAGTTGGTGGTATTCGAGTGGGACCCGGCCAAGTTCAGCGATGGCTATGACTGCTTGTCGTTGGCCGATAGCGACGGAAACGCGAGCAACAATGTTTGCGCGTTCGCGATTATTGAGCCGCGATACAAGGCTGACCCGCCGCTGACCGCTATCACCGACTAGGTGAGGCATGTTTGACCGTGTGCTGTGTGTCAATCTGGACCGCCGCGCCGACCGCTGGTCGGCTTTCCGCGCCCGGCTCCCGTCCGATTGGCCCTTCGCTCCGGTCGAACGATGGCAGGCAGTTGACGGGCAAGCCGAGCACCCGCCCCGCTGGTACGGCCACGACGCCAACCAGCGGGAGCGGTTGCGCGGTGCCTGGGGCTGTCTGCAAAGCCACCTTGCAATCTGGCGAGAGTGCGCCGGCACGTGCCCTGGTGGCGTGTTGATCTTCGAGGATGACGCGGTACTTTGCCGCGACTTCGCGACGCGGGCGCGGGCGTTTTGCGAAGCGCTGCCCGCCGATTGGGACCAAGCCTACTTCGGCGGGCAGCACCTTTATCACGACCGGCTCGCACCGCTGGAGGTGAGCGCGGAGGTAATACGCGGCCGGTGTGTGAACCGGACCCATGCCTATGCCATCCGGCCCCGCATGATGCGTGCTCTTGTTGAGCGATTGGGCGGCGAGTTTGACGCGCACCACTTCCGCGACTTCCACGTGGATCACCAGATCGACCAGCTACACGCGACCGGCACGTGGAATATCTACTGCCCGCGTGAATGGTTGGCCGGTCAGGCAGCGGGCGGAAGCGACGTTATGCAAGGCAGTCGCATATTCAAAACGCTTTGGTGGAAAGAGTTTCCGGTGCTTGAATGAACAGATCAACGAACTACACGCGGACGCAACCGACCACCGAGCCCGTGACGGTTGGCGAACTGCGAACACAGTTGCTTATCGACACGACCGAGCACGACGGCGACCTGGCCGACATGATTAGCGAGGCTCGGCGCGAGGCGGAAACGGTACGCTGCGGCGACGTGGCGTTGATAGATTCTGCGTGCGTTGATTACTTCAACACGCTCGAAGGTGACATGGAATTGCACTGGGCACCGGTCGATTCCATCACGTCCGTAGCTTACCTCGATTCTAACGGCGACAGCCAAGACCTTGCGGAGACGGTGTACGAACTAGGCACGATCAACGGGATGGGTGTGTTGCGGCTGAAGTACGACCAAACTTGGCCGAGCACCCGCTGCCATCCCGATTGCGTCACAGTGACGTATAAGGCCGGCTACGGCGAAGAGGCAACAGACGTTCCGCCCGGCGTGCGTCGCTGGATTAAGGCTCGCGCGGCTTGGCTTTATCAAAACCGTGACGGCGAGGAGTACCCGTGGCCGGACACGATGAACGTGCTTTTGGCTGAGGCGGC